ACAATGACGCAACCAATCAACCTCAACATCACACCAACTCAACTTATTATCTTTGACATGTTTAATAAGATATTCATCTAAATCAATATCCTTAAACTCCCCAAATCCTGGAGTATATGTAATGTAATCTCCACCATTATCATCAGATATGTGGACATCTGCTGCTGACCTTTTCATGAAGCAGTATTTATTTTCATCTGGATAAAAGAATCCTTCATGCAATTCTATTCTACTCTTACTCATCATTATCCTCTTTAACATAACAAGGAACACCAGCAGGATCTAACCATTTAGTATACTCAAAATCTTCAATGGCTTGAGTTAACTGCATACCATTATCACATAGATACATATCCTTCCATCTAGGAGAATACTCACTCATCTTTTGAATACGAAAATCAGGTTTACCATTTTCTAAGGTTCCTACTTCAACATAACGATAAGGAAACCTTTCCATAATAACAGTAGTCATTAGCGATACCCATCAAATTCAGAGTTTGTTGCACCAGGATTAGCAGTTTGTTTATAAACTAGATCTTCTGCTATCACTTCCATTAGAATCTCATAATCTTCCAATGGTTCTCCTGTAAATTCTACTGATCCTTCTCTCTCATAATACTTTCTTACTTTTTTAAAGAGTTTTGGATTTTTTACATCTAGGAAAATCTCCTTGTTTGCTGCAGCACGTAATGTACTAACATCTTTCTTGAATTTTGAAGTAAGCGTCATTGCTTTGATTGGTTTACCTTTTTAGTATAGAGGGTTAAAGAAATAAAGTCAAGTTACCGATTAAGTAATCTTTTGATTGGTACTTGTTTTACTTTATCTATAACATCATCTAGTATATCAGTCTCCACCTGCTCTTTAATTTGATCAATAACATTCACATCAAGATGCATAAATGGTGGAATGATACCAAGTATACGCAATAATCCATCAAGAAATAATGCAAGAGCAGTGAATCCAAGAATCATACTGATGATGGTTGCCTCTCTATTATGCTTTGCCATTGAGGCTTCATCTATTCTCCGTGCCTCTTCAACTGCTTCAGCAACCATTGCATCTACTTCTGCTTTTGTATAGCAAATTTTTTTAATGGTATCTTCGGTCATCGAACCTCGAAATCGAGTTTGCGTACTTTGCGTTTACGTCTTTCCTCTTGCCATTGAAGATCTTGAGAGGTAAGACCATCTTTTTCTTTCTGCTGATGTGATCTTACTACAATAACCTGCGACATATCTCTAGCAGAAAATGCATCATCAGTCACTGTTAACATATTAGGGCATCCACATACTTGTGTTTGTGTATTACTCCTTATCTCTTTGTTACAAGCTTTGCATCTTACAATAATCATTGTCCTTTACCGAATACTTTCCTCATAATCCTTATCGAATTGCTCAAGTCCTTTGTCTGTTAAAATGTGCTTATACATTTTCTCAAATACTCCTGGTGGCATAGTAACTATGTTAGCACCATCCTCATAGCATCTGGAAACACTATGCACATCCCTTAATGAAGCAGCAAGAACTTCTGTTTTAATATTCTGCTTCTGATATAAAGAAGATATTTCTTTAATCAATGCTACACCATCAAATGAATTATCTTCTACTCTTCCAACAAAAGGAGATACATATGTAGCACCTGCTCTTGCTGCAAGTATTGCTTGTGCTGCTGAGAAGATAAGAGTTACATTAACTCTAATGTTATTGTCAGACAATTCCTTACACGCAATAAGACCATCTACAGTACAAGGTACTTTAATAGTCGCAACCTTACCAAACTTCTTATGAAGTCTCTTACCTTCAGAAATCATATTCTCTGCATTACCAATGACTTCCATACTTAAGTCAGTAACACCAATCTCTTTAAACTCTTGGTAAACATCTTCATGCTTCCTACCACTCTTACGAATGAGAGTTGGATTAGTTGTTAGACCATCAATAAGTCCTGTCTTATAATGTTTACGGACAACATCTGTTTCCGCAGTATCCAAAAAGATTTTCATTTCAATCAATAAGTAAGTATAATATTTATGGTTAAATTATTCAGAATCATCAGTCTGTTCTTCCATCGACACAATCTCAAGTTCTTCAACCTCTTCTAAATCAATCCAATCTCCAAACTCTGCATAGAGTGCGATCTTGTCACCACACAACTCTGCATCTTCTATCTTATCAATTGCCCACTCCCTAACATGAGCAACAATATCTTCAGTCGTTTTCATTTCCATAGTAGTCTTTTCTGAAGTACCTTGAGAGGATGTTGCTATTATAGTACTTTGGTGTTCCGTCGTCAAGTTGCTCTGTAAGAACTCCGTTTGCAAAGAGTTGTCGGGTTTCCTCGAAGTTTGTTTTTCCTTTTGTAGTATGTAAAGATAAGATAGTTCTACTAAAATTTTCTCTGCCCATCTTCCCAATTTCTTCTTTAAGTTCTGGACAAGACCCATAGTACTTCTTCCAATCAGATTCTGACTTTACTTTTCTTTTTTTACCCTTCGGGGTTCTAAACTGCCAAAAGTATTTACGACCAATATACTCTCTTCCGTTACTCTTATTTATAATACGATAAACGAATCCATAATATTCATTAATATCAGTAGATTCAAATACTTTTTTATTATATCTCCAAGGATTCTCATACTTAATAGTCATACTCATCAAGGACATCCAATGCATTATTTAGAATGCGTTGAGCTGCACCTCTCTGACGTTCATCCCATTCAGGATACCACGACTTACTAGCAAGACCATTCTTCATACAGTTAAGTCTTGCCTCCATGTCTATTTTTTTAAGTCTGCCGTTCATATACTCTGGATATTGTGGGAATAAAGGTTCCATTATAGAGTAATTATTCTAAATTGTCTTCTTGTTCTGTCAACAAAACACAATCTGACTCTGGCATTGCGACACAAGTTAAGACAAAACCTGCTTCCATCTGATCATCATCAAGGAATGTTTGCTCTTCTTGATTAACTTCCCCTTCTTCAAGTTTCATACAGCATGAAGAACATGCACCTGCACGACATGAGGATGGATGATCTACACCTGCTTCTTCGGCTGCTTCTAAAATATACTCATCTTCTGCACAATCAAATGTAATCTCTTCACCATCAGGAGACTTTAATGTTATCGAATAAGCCATGTAAAATATATAAGCTAATGTTATTTATTATACACTCTATAATTTAAACCCACTAAATGTGTCCTTTTTAACATCTTGTTTGATTCCTCCCACAACATATGACTCAACTTCTGTCTCTTGTGGTGCTACTTGAAGTCCCTTAGAACTAATCCAATGCTCTGTCCAAGGTAATGGATTATTCTTAGCAGGTATATCATATAAAGGTTTCAAACCAATAGATCTCAATCTTCTATTTGCAACCCATTCAACATACTGTTGTAGTAATTTATCATTCAATCCTATCATAGATCCATCCTTGAATAGATAGTCTGCCCATGTCTTCTCTTCGTTTACAGCACGTTCAAACATCTTATATGTCCACTTCTCTTCTTCCTTAACTATCTCAATCATCTCTGGGTCATCACCCTTTCTCCAATTGTTTATTATATTTTGGGTGAGGGCAAGATGTTGGTTTTCGTCTCTGGCAATGAGGGAGATAATCTTAGCAGATCCTTCCATAAGTTTAAGTTCGCCAAATGCAAAACTGCAAGCAAAACTAACATAGAAACGTATACCTTCGAGAATGTTGACATTTGCTACTGCACGATAAAGTTTACGTTTGACCTCTTTCATTTCTAAAACAGGTAGAGATGTGTTTAATGAGGAATCCATATCTCTCCACAGACTACTCTGACCCCACTGCTGTGCTTCATTAATAAATTCATCATAAGATTCTGTTACACTAGCAGCACGACTTAATATCCTTTTATCATCTAATATTTTATCAAACACATCAGAAGGATCAGAATATACATTCTTAATGATATAAGTATAAGATCTGCTATGGATCATCTCCATGAAAGACCAAACTTCCATACATGACTCAAGCTCAGGTAATGAACAGTATGGCAAGAAAGCCATACCAGGAGCACGACCTTGTACGGAGTCCAGCATAATCTGGTATTTGAGGTTACTGGTATAGATATGCCGTTGCTCTGGCCGAAGCGTTTGATAGTCTCCACGATCTTTCTGCAGTGAAACTTCTTCTGGTCTCCAAAAATATCCTAGCTGAGATTTAGTTAAATTCTCAAACTGAGGATACTTAAAATTATCATATCTTTGGACTCCCAAAGGAGCACCAAAGAACATTGGTTGTTTTTTAGTATTAACGTCTTGAGTATTAAAGACGGTCATACCTTTCACATCAGATGGCACAGGATTCACACTCCTCTTCATTAGCATTATCTAACTCAGCAAGTAAATTGTCAAGCTTTGATTGATCATCCGCAACAACTTCATCAGTTTTCATATCATGAGTGTTCTGATAGTAACTAGTCTTCCATCCATACTTATAGGTAGTTAATAAATCTTGTGCCATTACACTAACAGGAACCTCATTGTTTTCATAATTCTCTGGGTTATAACTCCAGTTACCACTAATAGCTTGGTCAAAAAACTTCTGCATTACAGAAACAATATTAATATATCCTTCATTAGATTCCATATTCCACAACAATGTATAATTATTCTTTAGAGTCCCATAAGACGGAACAATCTGCTTAAGGGGTCCTTTCTTTGATTTCTTAACGGACAAGTAATCTCTAGGTGGTTCGATTCCGTTTGTGGCATTGCACACAACGGAACTGCTCTCCGATGGCATTTGT